CTGCTGCTGCTGCTGCGCGCAAAGCAGCCGAGGCTACTCAGCCACGCCTCTCCAAATTGCGGGAAGCCTGGACCGCCATAGCTCCATATTACGCGCAGCAATGAGCTAAATTAAGTTCACTAATTTTCCTTAGTAAAAAATGGCCTACACACCACAACTTACTCACGAATTTCGTGTGCGAACGACTCAAGGAATTCATTTGCGGCATGCAAAGAAGACTTGCAAAGGTGAGTGCCGGCGAAGCAAGAGCATTGGGCAGTTCGCATCCAACGCCGATATCTGTATTCGCTGTGCGAACCGAATTCCCAAAAAGCGAAGCCCAGATGTTTGCGGCGTCCGGGCTTCAGATCAAAACACTAAGTGAGGTAGCGCATGACCGAGGCTATTGTAAGTGAGGAATTGAAGGGCGGGCAACTGGCAAAGCTTGCTGCGTTGTTTTGTGCCAAAGCAGATTTCCGCATGTTCTTGATGCGACGTTGGCCGGATGCAGACCAGATTGAAACACCGGAGCAGGCTGCGGCTTGGGTCAAGGTTGTGTGTGATGTGAAGTCGCGCAAGGAATTCGACAACGACCAAGCTGCGGCAGATCGATTTCATGATCGCGTGCGTATTCCATATGTGCAGTGGCAACTGGGGCGTGAAGTTTGAAACAGTATAAGCCAATGAAGCGCACTGGGTTTGTGCGTCCGGATTCGCGCAAGGTTCTGGTTGCCGCGCTCAAGAAAACGCCAATGAAGGCCTGTCGCAAGCCACAGACAAAGATTCGCGCTTCTGCTCGGGATCAGGAATGCACGCTGCGTTTTCCTGGGGTTTGCAACTGGCGCACTGATACCACGGTGCTGTGCCATAGCAACCTGCTTTCTGATGGCAAGGGCATGGGCCTGAAGGCACCGGACACGCGCGGCGCATATGGCTGCTGCGATTGCCACGATGTGCTTGATGGTCGTCGCCCATTGCCGGATGGTATGACGCGCGAAAGCATGCTGGAGCGCTTTGAGGAAGGCGTCCGGCTTACGCATGAACACTTAGCCCGGCTGGGCCTATTGGGAGGTTGAGATGCTGAAACACTCCGTAATCGGCCCTTGCTCGGATGGGCAGTACCGAGTGGTATACGCGACGCCAGGTTGTGGCGCTCTAACGGTCGTGATGCCGTGCCCAACATCTGCGGCTGCAGATGGCGAGGCTATGCGACTCAATGAGCAGCAGACCCTTCGCCAGCATGCCGCCGATGAGGCGCGTCGCTTGTGCGGCCTGTCGGGAGATCGACGTGCGTGATTATGGGAAGGTTCACACCAGCTTCTGGACCAGCGACACGATTCGCCACCTGTCCGAGGACGGTCGCTGGCTGGCCATGTACCTGTTGACCAGCCCGCACAACACCATCGCAGGAGTGTTTCGCCTGCCTGATGGATACGTTTGTGAAGACATGCAATGGACGCCTGAAAGAGTTGCGAAAGGGTTTGAAGAACTGTTGACTAAGGGTTTTGCTAGCCGTTGCGAAACGTCGAAATGGGTATGGGTTTGCAAGCACTTGGAGTGGAACCCGCCAGAAAACCCGAATCAACGCAAAAGCGCACGGAAGATTGCACTCTCAATACCGGACGCTGTGTGCTGGAAGGCCGATTTCACGCAGATTTGCGCCGGCATTCTTGAGATTCCGATGGCATTTGACGGTAACCCTTCAGAAACCGTTTCGGAACCCTTGTCTAACCAGAAGCAGGAACAGAATCAGGAACAGGAGCAGGAACAGAAGTTAACTACCCCTGTCGGGGTAGTGGTCCCCAGCGATGCTGGCGACCCGAAGCGCAAGCCGGATTGTCCGCATCAGGAAATCATCGCCCTCTACCACGAAGTTTTACCCATGTGTCCGCAGATTCGGGATTGGACACCTGCCAGAGCTACGCAGTTACGAGCAAGGTGGAACGAGGAGCCGCGCCGCCAGAATCTGGGCTACTGGCGCAAGTTTTTTGAGTACGTCGCGCAGTGTGATTTTTTGGTTGGAAAGGCTCACGGCAACGCAAAGCGTCCATTTTTTGCCGATTTGGAATGGTTGGTGAAATCCGCCAATTTCACGAAGATTCGGGAAGGGAAATACGCCAATGACTGAGCGCGCACAAGACCTGTTCAACCTGTCCGCAGAGCAATCTGTACTGGGCGCGCTGTTGATCGACAACGATGCAATTGACCGCATGGGCGATCTGGAGGCGAAGCACTTTTACCGCGGCGACCATCAGTTGATGTTTGCTGAAATCGTGCGTCAGATAGGAGCTGGCAAGCCTTGCGATGTCATTTCTTTGAATGAGGTGGTGGGAGGCCAGGTGCAGGACTGCCTTGTCTATGCCCACCAGGTGGCCAGTAGCACGCCCTCATCGGCCAACATCGCCCGATACGCAGGCATTGTCAGGGACAAAGCCATCAAGCGCGGTCTCGTCGCGCTCGGCCGTGTTTTCGTGGAAATGGCTGAAACATCGGTTGAGGATGCTGGAACACTGGTTGACCGCGCAGCTTCCCATCTCGAAAAGTTGGCGGAGGCACGGATTCGGAGGGAGCCAGTCCGCGCTGCTGATGAGTTGGCCGCCCATGTCGAGGCGCTGCAGAATCGTTTGGATGGCATCGGTGCCAAGGCAATCAGTACCGGGTTTGTTGATTTGGACAAGCGACTCTCTGGCGGCATGCGCCGCGGTGAGGTGATCGTTTTGGCTGCGCGTCCAAAGATGGGGAAAACAGCATTAGCCCTCAATGTGGCCGCCAACGTCGCCGTGGATCAATCTGCCTTGGTGTTGTCGATGGAAATGCCAAAAGCGCAACTGCATGATCGCAATTTGGCGAACCTTGGCCGCATCCCACTGAGCGGTCTACTGCAGCCCGCTGATTTGACAGATGCCGATTGGGCAGGGCTTACCAGCGCTATTCAAAAAATCGACAAGCTCAACTTGTATCTCGATGATCAGGGCGGCCTGAGGCTGCTGGACGTGCGGACGAAGGCGCGGCAGACCAAGCGGCGGCATGGATTGGATGTGCTGGTGGTGGATTATTTGCAGTTGATGGAAGGCGACGGAGACAACCGTAACGCCCAGATCGAAGGCATCACGCGCGGACTCAAGTCTTTGGCTAAGGAGCTAGACATCGCCATCATCCTGTTGTCGCAGCTCAACCGTGAGCTTGAGAAACGTCCGAACAAACGGCCGCAACCATCAGACCTCCGTGACTCCGGTGCCATTGAGCAGGATGCAGATGCAGTCATTTTCCTGTACCGCGATGAGGTCTACAACCCTGATTCGCCTGACAAGGGGATATGCGAGGTCGATGTAGCCCTATGTCGTCAGGGCGCGCCTGGGCGGGTTGCGCTGACATATTTTGGCGAACAGACGCGCTTTGCCGATGCATTCAAATGGCAGCCGCCGGTACCGCAGATTTCACAACGCAAAGGGCGCGGCTTGGCCGAGCACCTTTAAACCATAGGAGTCGATATGAGCACAACAAACAAACGCCGCCCAACACGTCCAGCGCACGCATTGGCGGAATCTGCCCAGCCTCAGCGCGCGAGCGATCGGCAAGTAGGCGGCACGCACTATAAGGATATGTCTGTCGCGCCTTGGGATGCGATGGAGGTGTGGATGACGCCGGAAGAGTTACGCGGCTACCACAAGGGCGTGGTGATTGGCTATCTGGCACGCGAAGGGGCGAAGGGCGGCAATGAAGATATTGCAAAGGCTGCACACCACCTGCAACGACTTGTTGAGCTGAATGAGGGGCGCTGATGATAGTTGTTGCCGTCACGCTGCCATTTCCTGACAAGCGACTGAATCCGAATAATGCCAACGGCATGCATTGGTCTGCAACATCGGGTTTGAGGAAGAGGGCGCACGCCGACGGATTCTGGCTGGCGCGCCAGGCGGCCCGCGAAGTTGCGTGGGTGCCAGCGTGTGGTGACGTACCCCTGCGGGTGACGTTCGCTGTGCCTGATCGCCGGCCGCGAGATCGCGACAACTTGATGGCGGCGATGAAAGCGGCGTTAGACGGTGTTGCTGAGGCTTTGGGGCTGGATGACAACCAGTTTGAGCCGACTATTGTGCGACGTACTTATGGTGGCAAACCGGGCGCGGTCCATATTGAAATCGGAGGCAAGGGAGCATGAGCAAGAAGCGCAACAAGTCCTACAAGCCAAGACTGGTACTGGCGAACCCCGCGGAGTGGGCAATTGCAGGATCGTGCCTGCTGAGCGACGCCCAGCATAGCCAGTTCATTGGCCCGGTTGACACGGCGATTGACATGATCAGGGAAGGGCGGGCCAGCCGGCACGACTGGAGCACGGTCGCTAATGCAATGAACGTTGCCGAGGGTTTGATATTTGTGGGCATCGGCGGAAACCTTCTGCCGGCCATCCAGGCGGCGCTAGTGGCGCTGAAGGCAGTGGCCGGCCGGATGATAGCTGGCGGCTCATCCACATGCCGGGCGGACGAACTCCACGCGATCCGAGAGGGACGCGATATGTATTCGGCCCAGCTCAAGGCAAGCACACAGGGTGAGTCGAGTCGCGCGGTGCAGCGCGTGAAGCAGATGCACCGATCGGGCGCGATGGAGGACATGGGCAAGTTATTCGACCGGATGCCGGAACCGCGGGAGGCTGCTTGAACAGCATTGATCGTCTCGTCGCAGCGCAATTGAAACTGGATGCCAAGCTGGTGCGCCTGCAAAAAGAGAAAAGTTACGCAACTGATTCGAAATATTACGGCCGGGGTGGCGACCCAGCCAATTTTGTGAAATTTGAAAGAGAAAAAGGAGAATACATGGATCGGATCAAGGAACTGCTGGCCGAGTGGGCATCGCACCAGATCGACAAGCGGCACGGCTACCCGTCGAAATCGGCATTCGCGAATGAGCGCGTGGACGGAGACAACCGTAGCACCGACACCTACCGCGAGATGCCGGCGGAGATCGTGAAGCTGGATGTCGAAATTGAAAAGCTGGCACCTGGCTTCAAGAGAGTCGTTGCCCTGGAATATCTTGATCGCAGGCCGCAGAAGACGAAGGCGGTGCTGTTAGGCATTCCACGGCAAGTATTCTCACAACGACTGGGGTTTGTCCATGAGCAGCTCACTCATGCGATGTGGGGCTGATGTTTGCCGCGCTCTTGGCTATCGAATGCCGAGCGAATACTTGATGGCGCAATCTTGAAACTTGTAAAGAAAGTGTCATGACAAATTAGCGATAGAGAATTTGTCATGCACAAAGTACACTGTTTTTTGTAGAGTGGGAATTTCTACGGAAAGATCACTTTCCAGATAGGTCTGGATCGTTTTGAGAGTTTCCCCGCATCGACACCAAAGCCCCGAACCTTAGCCGGTCGGGGCTTTTGCATTTACGGCCTTAGTGGGGCCAACGTTCTTTAACAGGGCAGGTGCCCGATCAGTGCACCAGTACATCAGCGGGTGCAGTTGAGCTGCATGCTTACCGCCGCCGGGACGCTGTAATCCGGCATAAATTTAAGGAGCGAACATGTTCACGAATCTGTTTAAGGCAGCAGTTGGCGCGGTAATTGAAACACCGGTCGCTATCATCGCTGACGTTGTTACGCTGGGCGGATCACTTACTGATAAGGATGAGCCGTATTCTGTGACTGCAATCAAGGGCGTTGTGGAAAACGTTCAGGCTTCCACGAAGTAATTTCGCGTTTGTAGCTCAGTGGTAGAGCTGAAGCCTTCCAAGCTTAGGACTGCGGTTCGATTCCGCGCAGACGCTCCATAAACTCAGGAGACACTCAGTTCCAGGCTCTTTCCGAGTGCCGCCAGTGCTTCTTCTATGCGGTCGATTTTGGTCGAGTGCTTTAAGTCGATAAGCCTGTTTACCTCTTGCGGTGTTGTTCCCATGCGCCGTGCGAGGTCAGACGACCAGACGTTAGAAGCGATCATTTCATTGAGCAAGAGGATTTTCGCGGAAACGCTTGCTGGTAGATCGATAAGGCGCTCGCCTTTTTTGGCCTTGGATGGTGCCGGGACTTGGCGCTTATCGTCGAAATAGAGTTCCATCGCGCACAAGAGAACGTCGGCCGCCATATCAAGCGCCTCTTGTTCGGTATCGCCTTGAGTGATCGCTTCGGGGATGTCTCGAAAGGTGACGACGAAGCCGCCGGCCTCGGCATCTGGTTCAAAGTGGGCGGGATATTTCATGT